TTTTCGCTGGGGAAGATCGAAGCCGAGCTGGGGCAGGATCGTGGGGGCGAGGGTGGGGGCCCTCGTGACCAGCGTGATGAGGAGCTGGCGGTCCGCGTCGGCGCTCGGGTCTCCGAAGGACAGCGGGGGCATGCCGACCGCCTCCAGTGCTTCGGGTCCGTACACGCCCGCGTCGATCAGGGTTCGCGCGGCCAGCGACTTGGATTCGCGGTCCCGGGCGTCTGCCTGACGGTCGTCGGGGACGGGGTTCACGTAGTCGAACTCGTAGCCTTCGCCGAGCGTCCCGAACAGAGGGAGGAAGTCGTTGTTGAGGGCGGCCTTGATGCGTTCCAGCAGCGGGACCAGAACCCAGCGGGCGAAGACCACCTCGGCGGCCTCGGCGTTGGCCCGGTTGACGTCGGTGACGGTGCCGAGCAGCGGCTTGGGGAAGCCGAACGCCTCGCGGATCTGCTCGCTGTTGAGCTGCTGAAGCTCGGCGAACTGCATGTCGCGGTGCGCGGCCTGGCGTTCGACCCAGTCCATCTCCTCGCCGTCGAGGATGGCGACGCGGTGGGCGTTACCCGGCCCCTTGTGCGCCTCGTTCCAGCGGAACTGGAGGCGGCGGAACTCGTCGTCGTCGAGGTCGCGGTTGATCTTGATGATGCCGCCGGGCTCGGCCGAGTTCAGGAAGTAGGCGCGGTTCCACTCGTCGGAGTAGCGAACGGACTCGATCTTCGCGAGGACGGACTGCACCGGCCCGATGCCCCGGTAGCTGTCGTACGGGTTTGGGCGACGGACGAAGATGACTTCGTCCGGGGCCAGGCGCGTCAGGGAGCCGTCGGGGTTCCTGTACTCGTACGCGGTGAGGTACTCGGTCGGGTGCTCGACGACCGCCATGCGGTCGGGGCGTACCGGCCAGATCTCCGTGGGGGCGGAGAATCCGCTCATCTTGCTCAGCGCCCACCAGCCTTCTCCCGCCAGGCACATGTGCTGGGTGAAGACTTCGACGATTTCCTGACGCGTCATGAACGGGTTGGGCTTGTTCCATACCTTCAGCGCCAGGTGCTGTGTGACTTCCTGACGATCGTCCATGCCCTCGTGCACGTACGAACGGCGGCCGTCGGTGCGCTTCTTGTACAGCTTCCACTCGACAGCGGCTGCGGCCTCAGAGGTGCGGTTGACGATGGAGAAGACCGTTCCGACGTTCTCCATCGCGCGCAGAGAGGCGGCGTTCCCCCGGCTTCCATAGGTGGGGGCGAGGCGCTGAGGGAGGGATGTCGCGACGGGTGACTTGTTCGTGAACGCGCCCAGGAGGCTGGTCACCTACGCCCCCCTCTCGTCAGGGTCATGTCAATTGCCCGGTCCAACAGTAGCGCAGAAAATCCTCCGACGATATACCCGGCCGGAGCGAGGAACAAGGCCACGCCCCAGGTGATCGCCGCAAGTCCTGCGACAGAAAGCCACATCGACGAAAGGGTCGTCAGATACGCGCGCACACCATCGGGAAGCGCATTCCACATCTTCATCAGCAGGGGTCCCCCGGGCGTCGTCGGACCCGGCTCACCAGGTCGAGCTTGGCCACGACATACCTCATCGCGTCCATCCCATGATCATTCATCTTCAGGGGCGCTTCCTTGGGAGCCTTGTTCCCGGTGTCGTCCCACACGTAGTCGGAGATCTCATCGATCGTGGACGTCGGCTTGCCCGCGTTGCGCAACTCGGAGTCCTCGTGAATCAAGGCGTCCCGGAAGAAGAAGATGCGCGGCTTTCCGTCGGCCAGCACCTCGAACCGTTTCTGTGTGGCCTGGATACCCCGGGACACATCCTTCTTGGCCTTGTTCACGTACAGACCTTCGAGATGCTTCATAAGGGTGGCACGATCCTCGGCGTCATGGTCGGCGAGGATGTACGGCTTCGGATTACGCGGATACTTCTTGATCTGATGCAGGATGCGCCTGGCGTGATCCTCCACCAGCGTCTTCGAGTGGTAGATCTCCCGGGTCAGGTACAGACGCCCGTCGGGGTCGACGCGCCACCACTGCGCGACGAACGGGTTCACGAAACCGAAGTCGATGCTGATGTACAACGGCCAGTCGTACGGCACCTTGAAACTGTCGATGACGTGGACCGACGGGTCGAAGTCCTCGTAGATCTGCCCCTCCGCCGCAACCCACCGACCCCAGCGCATCCGCTGATGCCGTGCGCCTTTCAGGGTGTCCAGGCTGTCGAGATACTCCCTCCCCACCGGCGTCCAGTCGTTGCCGTCGTGGTACGCCGGGTTGTCCTCGTGCTTGGAGTACAGCATCTTCGTGCGGCCGTCGTCCGCACGGCGCTTCAGGTGGTGCGTCGGCGCGCCTGGGTTGGTCGCCATGATCAGCTGCTGGTAGCTGAGCACGTTGTTGCGCAGGCGGGTGATGAGGGTGTCGAGATCCTCGTCGGTGACCTCGATTGCCTCGTCCACGAAGACGATGTCGAACTCGGTCGACAGCAGGCGGGACGCCTTGTCCAGGCCGGACACCAGGATCGTGGAGCCGTTGTTGTACCGGAACGCCGGTGGCTCCTGGGCGCTGCCTCCGTAGAAGTGCATCATCCCGGAACCGATGGCCTCGGAGGCAACCTTCTCCTTGAAGGTCACCAGCGTCGACGAGGCCAGCGAGGCATGCGTCTTGCGGACGATGAGTGCACGGACCTTCGGCGTCATCAGACACGCCAGGTGGATCTTCATCAGGCAGGCCACCGACTTGCCCGTACCGGCGGCCCCGGACATCAGGACTTCGCGGCCCCGGTACTTGAACAGATCGACGGCCGCCCCGCGCGGAACGTACTTCACGGTTGCCGTGCTCATGTCACGCCAGATCCGTGGGGTCTACGCCGACGACCTCGTACTTCACGGTGCCGGACTGCTCGACCTTCGTCGGCTGGTCCAGTCCCTCCAGCTTGCGGTACGACTCCGCGATGGACTGCATGCGCGCCAGGGCTGCCAGGGCGGGCGCGGCGTCGACCAGCGGGTCGCCAGTCTCCGGATGCGTGACGACCTTGCCGTGGGCGGTGACGTAGTGGGTCTCGTTCTTGATCCGCTCCGCCTCGCGGTACTGCTCGTCCAGGCGCTGCCGCTCGAACTCCCGGGCCACGTCGGTGGCGTCAGCTCGTGCGGCCTTGTACGCGCGCTGCACGCGGCTCCAGGCCGTCTGGTACGAGCAACCCATGCGCTCGCCGATCTCGCGGTACGTCATGCGCTTTCCACGCAGACGGGCGGCCTCGATTTCCAGGGCGCGCACGTCGTCACGCGTGCGGCTCCCCTCGGGCTCCTCGCCTTCACGGAGCAGGCCGAGTTCGGCCTTCGGGTCGGTGTCCAGGGGGTCTGTCATCGAGTCCTCCGATTACTTACGTCAAGTGCATGACAAGTAGAGAGTATCCAGAAGTGACAATGTTGTCATGTACCTGTCCGTCAGGAGGTAAGCGAAAGCCCCCGGGACGTCTACTTCCCGGGGGCTTTCTGGAGGACGACTCCCAAGTCATCCCGCGCTTTGACATCGTCTCATGTCATGTACGCGGCAAACAACTACACGGACATCTGGGTGCCGCAGGTCTTACAGGCGACGGCGGATAGTGTGCAGTCCCTGCCGCACCCGCCCCAGTCCTCACAGCGGTGGCACTCGTCATTTCCGTGTACCTCCTGCGCCACACCGCCACACGAGATGCACTTGTAGCTCCCGCTTCGGTCCTTCCATCGGACGTACGCGTAGTCGCTGGGTGGCGCGTGCACGAACGGCGGCTTCACCGGACACCCAGGGGCCGCGCAGGGAAGCCGGTCGTGCCGGTCCGTCTCCAGCTCCAGGCGGCAGACGTACATCGCGACATCCCGGTCCTTCGCCTCGCGGGTGGCCTCCCGCGTCTGCTCTCCCCGGCGCTCACGCTCACGCGCCTCGCGGGCCTGACCAGCGTACTCACGGAGATGCGCGGCAACCTTTTCCAGATCGTGCGTCACCTCCATGAACGCGGACGGCTTCGTGCATTCCTCGTGGAGCTGGACCTTGAGGAGCGCACCGCCGTGGCAGCACATCCGGTATACGACCTCCGCCTTGCGGATCGTCTTGTCGCAACGGAAGCAGCGGGCCATGGGGTTCTTTGCCCCGCTCGCCCGGCTGCGTTGGTAGGACGGAAGGCGCGTCGCCTCTTCCCTCATGTATTCGGCGTATCTGCGCGCCCGGTCGCCGGGGCTCATAAGCTCTTCGCTCACTCTGCCTCCTTGTCTCGTGTGTCGGTGTGAAGGCTGCTCACCTCCCCGCCCCTCCCGTACGTGACGGGATGGACAGGCAAGCATCAGGCTCACAGGTAGGGGCCGTCGAGCTTCTTGCGCTCCCGGCGGACAGTAGCCGCCACGGAGTCCTTGTTCGCGGTCGGAACGGCGGCCAGGACAGCGGCGACGACGTCCTTGTTCGGCGAACCGTTCGCGATCTGTTCGCGAACAAGTTCGGCGATGTTCGCGGGTTCGGGAACAGCGAACTCGCTGGTCACCGGCATGTTCGCCTTGGTGATCGCGAACTGTTCGGCGTCGTGTTCGGCGATGTTCGCCGTGGTGTTCGGCTGTTCGGCCGGTGCTCGCTCGACCGTGATCGCCCCTCCCCGCTCGTGCTCCAGGGCGGCGATCAGGCGGGCCGTCTCGTCGTCCATCAGGTACTCGTCCCGCTTGGACTGGGCGAGCGCCTTGCGCAGTCCGGCCCGCTGCTGACGCTGCCGCAGGAGCACCTGGTACTCCTTGTCGAGGCGGACCCGGGTGGTCTCCATGGCGATGAACCACACGCCCTTCGCGGCCAGGGAGACGGCCGCCCCGATGACGCCGACGAACACCGCGTTCACCAGGTGGCCGTGCCAGACGATCGCCGCCATGGACACCAACAGCGCGGCAACACCGGCGTTGCGCGGCAGCTTGATCTTCTCGTCGTCGTACCGGTTCAGGTACTCGGCGACCAGGCACGCGGCCCAGGCCAGGTCGAAGACCCCGGCGACGACGTAGCCCCACCCCGGGGCCAGCTGGTTCAGCATGGACCCGATGGCCACGGTGCCCCAGACGATCGCCCCGACGGTCATCAGGATCGCGGCGACGAACAGGGCTTTGCGCAGCAGCGCGTCCAGGTTGAACGGGATACGGGGGACGGACTCGGTGTAGTCCTCGTCGAACGTGACGTCCTCGCCGTCCACGACCTTCGTGACCTCACGCTGACGCGTGATCTGGCGGAGCTTCATGCTTCCGATCCTTTCGTGCGGTCCGCCTGGTCGGCGGTCGTGAGGACGAGCGAGTACTTCTTGTCCTGGTTTGCGGTGACTTCACCGGCATCGGCGAGCTTGGCGATGGCGCGGGACACCGCGCCCCGATCCCGCCCGATCTGCCGGGCGATCTCGTTGTTGCCGAGAGGCTCGGGGGAGAAGCCCAACGCCATGCGGATCTCGTCCGCCACGGTCACCTTGACCTCCAACTTGGCGCGCTCGGGCTTCTTCACCTCCGGCACCACGGGGGTCTGCGCGGGGATCTGAGGGCCGTTCAGGTGAACGGTGGGGTCGTAGGTGGGGCGCGGCGGGAACGCGGCCTGAGCGGGCTCCAGGAGCGTTTTGGTGCCGATGGTGCGGAACACCGACTCCGAGAGCCAGATCGCCTTGGACTCCTCCGGTTCCCGGTGGTTGTCCGACTTGATCAGCAGCCAGCCCACGCCCCGCAGTCGGTGCGGCTCCCAGCCCTGACCGGCCTCTTCCTTGAAGACCAGCTCGGACTCCTCCGAGGAGTTGAGCTTCAGGCAGATCCGCACGTTCAGCTGGCTGCGCAGCTCGGTGGGGAGGTTCGTGGCCTTCGGGTACTGCGTGGCCCAGATCAGGTAGCAGCCCAGCGCCCGCCCCTGCTCAGCGACCCGGAAGAAGCGCTTCTTCTGCTCGGTGGTGAACTCCCGGATGATGACGTTGCCCTCGTCGACCATGACCACCAGGGCCCGGTCGGACGGGGTCTCCTTCCAGGTGGACGTGCCCTTGGCCGTCATGATGGCCGCCCGGCGGGGGAACTCCTGGTCCAGGAGCCAGTCCACGCGTGCCACGGCGTCCTCCACCGTGGTCACCCGGTGCGCCTTGCCCTCGTAGTGCTCGGACTCCACGCCGAACTTCAGGTCCCAGATCTCCAAGTCGGCGTCCACCGCCTGGACCACGTGAGCCCCGAGAAGCCGTTGCACACAGGACTTGCCGGACCCGGACGTGCCGAAGATGCCCAGACGCTGCTTGACGTCCAGAGTTACCGCGTCACCGAACGGGGTGATGGACAGCTTGACCGGGTCGGTCAGCCGCACCACGGTCTTCGGGGGCTGCCACAGGATCGGCTTGGCCAGCGGGTCGCGCAGGACGATGTCCAGGACGGCCTTGTCGGCGCGGCTGGTGGGCTTGATGCGGGCCGAGCCCCGGCGAAGTCCCAGACCGGTCTCCAGCTGGCTGGTGCGGGACCGCACGGCGTCCAGGTCCAGCGCCCCGTTCAGTGTCAGCCGGATGGCGATGCCGCCCGGGGTTCGGCGTACCTTGCCGCGCTTGAGGCCGGGCAACTTACGGGCGTTGACCATGCCGTCCCAGCGCTCGATCTGGAGCCGGGAGGCGAGGCGGTATCCGATGCCGAGACGGGCACCCCAGACGGTGACGCGGATGTAGCGGGCGAGCCTGCGCCCGGCTGCCCGCATGGCACGGCGTCCCAGCTTGGTGGAACCGAGCAGGAGCAGTCCGAGGGCGACCAGGACGGCGCAGCCCTCCAGGCCGAGGGTGCTGACGACCCAGTGAAGATCAATCTCTACGTCGGGTGGGTTAGGGTTGTTCTGTGCGGTGGGCATGGGAGTGCCTTCCGTACGTGGGTCGTCCCCGGTACCTCGGGGTCGGCCCTTCTTCTTGGTCGTGGTGTTGCTGTTGCCGTCTTCGATCCCCCGCGCGTGCGCGCGTTTGTGCAGATCAGAGGGTTGGCAACAGACAACGGCAACAGGCAACGGTCACGAAGAACTCACCGGCTGCACGTTCACAATCAGCTCCTCCGGCACGGGGGACAGAACCGCAACGGGCGCGCCGTGCTCGGTGATGAGGATCGGCTCCTTGGTGTAGTTCACCTCGCGGATGAACGTGGCGAGACGCTGCCGGATATTCGATACAGATTCCTTACGCATGTACAAATCATAGTGGTATGTACGCACTTGATGCAACACCCACCCCTCCCCCTTCCCTCCGTCAACCCGTGTCGTAAACTTCAGCGCGTCCCGGTTTCCACCCGGAGACGACGAAGCCCCCGTCGTTCGGTGACGGGGGCTTCGTGCACTTCTCGTACTACAGAGGGCAGGAGGGGCACCCCTCCTGGACGGCCCGCTCGTGCTTGCCGGTCGCGTGGTCGATCCGCAGGCATATCCGACGCACACCGGCCTCCAGGGTGCTCTTCAGCGCCTGGAGTTCCGCGCGCTCCTCGGCCCCGGGGCGATCCGCTCGTTCGTGCTGCTCGTTCATGGTTCCTCCTGGTTCGGTCAGGGGGGTTGCCTTGCTGTTCAGCCCATCAGGGTGTTGATGACGTTCTTCGCGTACACCAGGTCCATGACCATGTCGTCGAAGAACATCCGCACGTCCTCGTTCGGGACGCAGTTGAGGGTCTCGATGT